CCATGTGGACCTTGTGTGACTGCTCAAGGTTGGAGTTGTAGAAAAGCTCCGTGTGCAGAGTACATGGCACCTTGGTGACTACGCCACCCGAATAAGAAAACAGGTTGGCGTGATCCATCCAGATGGCATCGCCCTGCACCGCCACGATAGTATTGAGCCCTATGATGCCGCCTTCATCGGAGATCTTGCGGCGTCCGTAATAGTTGGGCGGACCAACATATTCGATCAGATGCACGTCGGCATCAGTAATCACCAGGATGCCAGACTGCACCTTAGCAGCAGCCAATATCGACCCTGTTGATTTCAGCTCAAAGCCGCCTGCCGAATTGTTTTCAGCAGCAGTCCAGATAGTTTTCTCGCGCGCCGAACTCCACTTCACCCGTCGCGGATGGTTCTTGCCGCCCAAGAGCATCAAGTGCTCTTCTTCGGTGGCGATCACGATGGTGTTGTCGACCGGAACCGTATCCCCTGCTGCCGGAGGAACAGGGATGGCCTTCGATGACGGTGTCGTTGGATCCCAATAGAACAGGCGACCGTCCTGAGAGTGCACCCCGACCAGTTCCTGGCCAAAGTTGTCCAGCGACCACAGAGCTGTGCTGTCGGGCACCACCGTGGTGCCACCGCCGTCAATGCCCCACGGCCCCGTGCCCCAGCCGCGACGGCCCCAACCGACCACACCACCCGGATTCCATATCAGCGTTGTCGGCGTAATGTCATACTGCGTGAACACACCATTGACATAGGAAACGCCGATCAGGTGGCTCTCGGAGCCTCCAGCTATCCAAGGCTTCTTGAGGTTGTCGCGCCAAGTGAACAGCTTGCGTATTGGATTGGTCGTCAACGGTGAGAAGTTGAGCAGCTGCCGCCAACCCCCGACCGGCACCATGACGTTGTTAACCCAGCGGATCTGATTGGCCGAGTACCAGCGCTTGCCTGCCGCATACTGCGTCGAATCCTGGAACACACCAGGAGGTATCTCTAACAGACTGACATTCTGACCGCTCACGTTGTTGGCCCCCAGCTTGCGGCAACGATCGCATCCTTATTTCCACTACCTGAATTTTGCGAGAAGCTCCCTGACGCTGCCGTGCCACTGACAGTGTAGCCTCTACCGTTATTATCACCGGATTGCACTGATGACTGAGCAAACGTGCCGGTTCCGCTCCAACCACCACTTGGCGAGCCTGACGGGCTCCAGCCCGCACCCACAGCAAAGCCGCTGGCGGAGCAAGTGAGGCTGGCACTTACTCCTTGCGAAGGCGCACCCTGATCATTATCAGCGCCAGCATCTATAGGCGCTTCACTATCGGGATAGGCAATCCAGTAGAAGCCATTGAACTCGGCCTCTGTGCCACCAAACGTGGCGGTGATGTCTCCAGTCGCTCCATCCGGAACAGCTGCATAATAAATTCTGGCATTCTCAGCATTGTTGTCGGCCCAAGTAGTACCCGTGATGTATGTCATAGACACACCACCAACAGCCAAGCTAACACTGTTGGCATTCTTCTTGTTGAGAGCGACAATGACGATGCGCTTGGCGTGAGGAGTGCCTAGATCCTTGGCTGAAAAAGTGTAAGAACTTGAGTTTGTGCTACTGTAGAGACCGCCCTTGGCGATCGGCACAGTCGAGGGAGGCCCCGGAGGGGGAGACACCGCTTGCGGAAAATCTATGATGCCGATCTTCACGTTGTCAGATCTCCCCAGGCATACCATTCATTGGTGCCAACCTTCTTCAAGGTCCAGGCTGAATAGCGCGCCGCCGCCTTGAGCTTCCCACCCGATGCGTTGATTATCACCGTGCCGTCAGCCGGGAAGATCGTCGTTTGGCCAGTGCCACGCTGCACGCCATGGATCTCGGCGTTGATCGGGATTGCCGCTGTTGTATTAGTTGGCACTGTCAGGTTGTGAGCCGTGGTTGTTACGTCCATCTCGATCACCAGACCAACGTCTGCCACACCCAGCGTATAGGCTGCCGTCTTGCGGGAAAAACCACCGCCTTGCGCCACGATACTGTTAACTTGGGCGGCTGTCAGATCCTGCGGATCCCCGGCTGACACCGCACCCTTGATGGTATTGGCTGCCATGTCAGTAAGTTTGGCATTCGTAACAGTATTATCTGCTATGCCGCTGGATATTCCGAGCAGCGTCTGCACTTCCGCTACTGTCAGATCCTTTGGATCAGCGGCGGAGGCTGTGTTGTTGCCCTTCATGGTGTTCGCCGCCATGTTGGCAAGTTTGGCATTAGTGATGCTGTCGTCAGCAACCGAAGCTGCGGGCAAGGACGGGCCGATGATAGAGACAACCTGAGCGGGCGTCAGATCAACAGGGTCCCCGGCTGACACGGCTCCCTTGATCGTATTAGCCCCCATATTGGAGAGCTTGGCATTGGAGACGACATCGTTAGTAATCGTCGTCGCCACTGTTCCTACTGTTGTCGTGACATCACCGGTAAGGGCGGGCATACGCGCCGCCCCCAGCGTGCCAGCATTGACGTCAGAAGCGTTGTGCGTGTGCGACGTGTTGGCCTTGCCTGCCAAACCTGAATTGGCGGTGTTCGCCGTGGACTGAGCTGCTGCTGCCGCAGTCTCGTTGGCTTTCATCACCGTAGAAATGATGTCCCAGTTGCCATTGACGAGCGGGCTCCAGTCATCGATCTCGGTATTCTCATCGATCTTCTTGAGCGAGTAATTCGTGGTGAGAACCCAGCTCATCTTACTTCTCCTTATCCGGCAGTTTTGGAGCGGGGGTCGATGGTGCACTCAATCTGCCCCCCGCGAACGCTATGGCTGCGGTAAAGCTCATCTGGATCAGCTCTTTGACAAATTCCTGCATCGAAACGCAGACCTGCCCCGTCGAGCCAGTAACCATGAGGTACGCACAGCTGAAGATGGCAATAATGACGACAAGCATCATCGTTGAGACGACAACTGCCACCAGAAGAAATGCACCTTTTGCCGTGTTGAACTCGCTCATCCATGATCATTTTGTGTAAATGGTTGGCCCCTCGTTGGCTGGCTCCGCGCGTGGAAGAACCTGACATCCGGCGCAGACCAGAACCAGCAAAGCAATCAAGATATTCTTGCTCATGTTGCTCCCTCCAGATGATACCACCCATCGTCCCACAACGTCAGCAAACGCTTAAAGTGGCGATCGTACTTCTCAGCTATAGCCTCCAGTCCGTAGTTGTCGCGCGCATGGTCGCGAATCGCTCTGGGGTCCAGCGCTTGAACCAGAAGCGTGGCATCGATAAATTCCTGGAAGGTGCGACACCGGAAGCCGGTCACACCGTGGACCACTGTCTCGGTCATAGCACCCCAATCAGTACAAATGACTGGCGTGCCGCATCCTTGTGCTTCAACGGCGACGTTGCCGAACGGCTCTATGTAGATGGTCGGCACGAACACAGCCCGTGCCCGGCTCATCAGCTCGCCCCGCTGCTCTGGATTAATCATTCCGATGAAGTCCCCATAGACGGGTTTATACTCGCCAGCTCCGGCAATGACTAACCGCTTATCCAGACGCTTGCAGACTTCCTCGGCAATCCTAATGCCTTTGCGCTCTGTCAATCTGCCGACATAAAGAAAGAAATCATCCTTATCGTGACAATACGGGAAGCGATCAATCTCAAAATAGCCAGGGATCACCGCATCGAACCAGATCCCATCGACACCATTAGGATCATGCGGACGCGCCGCACCGTAGCAGGTGTGCATCCAGGCATAGCTCTCCCAAACACGGTACTTGGAGAAAGTGCCACCATAACCGATCCCGAACTCAACCGTCATGCTGCCGGGAAAAGCGTCGGCGATCGCCTTGTTGGCACGGCCCCCGATGACACAGATAAAGTCCTTCGGTTGGATCCGTTTAGAGATCTCAGCAATGCAGGCTTTGTTGAATTGGGCCCAATGCGGTTTAGATGGGTCGAAGCTGGCCTGTGTATAATGAAGGCCGTTACAGGCGGCGAGGCGTCCCTCTTCACTAATACATGGTACATGCTCAATACAGGGAGCGCTATTGGAAGCTCCGGCATAGAGATAAACCTCATGGTTGAGCGCCGTCATCATAATAGCAAACTTGCGCACCTTCTCGGTGAAGGCACACGCAGAGAAGGCGTCTGTCGTGTTGGTGTGTGGCAAACTGACAAGATGAAACCGCATCAGTAACACCTTCCCCAAGTCATACCGGCTATAGCTTTATAGCCACTACCACCAATGTCTCTTTGTAGAGATACGGTAATGCCTGCACTATCGCAGCCCGTTACCATCATTGCCGATATGCTTCGTGCTGAACTATCTTCTCCATTTTCCGTGTACGTTCCAGTTCCTGTCTTTGTACCTGTCAAACCAGTTGCCGCTGTTGCCATGCCAGTAAATAAAGCAAAGCCACCATTCTGTGTCGTCATCGCAGGACTAATACTTGCTGCTGTTGAGGTAGAAGCCTCGGCAGTTGCCATTATCAATGGTGTAGCTACGTTTGG